GCATTACCCCAATCCATAATCCACCTCAAACCTGTATTGAAAGATTGCTACATCACACTTTGGCGCGTTTATAACACCAACCAAATCAAATCCTGTCTTGCTGATTGCATAATAGCCACTTGTATTGTCAAGTTCAACACACGCTATCAGCTTGGTAACCTCTGCGAAGTCCACCAACCATGCCAAGACATCCTCGACACATTCCGATGCCCCGTCTGCCACTTCAGGCATGAAGGCTATGTATAGTTTATGCACACCATCAATGTCAGACTTGCTGATGGATGCCACGAAGGTATGGTCGTCATTGACCAAACAAATGCTGTCATCGTAGACCTTAAACAGATTAACGCTAGAACCGTCTAGAATCGCCTGTACCGCGTTTTGGTCATAGGACTGGTGCATCACTCGGCCCTCACATAAAACCGCACACCAAGCGTTCTAGGGCGATTGTCAACGGTAGCCATATTTCCCTGATTAGCCCCTGATACGGTAGCCCCTGTTCCTGAAGCCACGGTTGCGTAGGCATGGGTGTGAAGCAGGCCAAGTGTGTTGTTCCCGAAGTACGACCCAACCGCAGAAGCACCTGCATCCGCTAGGTACATACCGTCTGATACCGAAGGGATAGTTTCTGTGCCTAATACATCATACAGCTTCGGGTATTGGGTTCGGCTGTAAGTCGCGCCTGTTGCCAAGTAGCCCGTTGGTGGGGTGTTTGACAGGGTGGCAATGATACCGCCCACAGGAATCTGAGTCGCGTTCAGCTCTCTAAGGAAGTCATAGAAGTCCTTAGTTGGAGTCCCGTCATCGTTAATAAACTTGATGCGGATATGGGGCAGAAGGTTAATCATTGCGTCAGGTCAAGAATCGCAGCAATCAGTTCACGCCTACTATTACCGCTTGTGGAAATCTCAAACAGACGAACTTCCATGCGACCTAGGTTATAGAATTGCAGCTTCTTGTTGTATTCGCCCACATCGCCCAAAGTCACCTTGCGGTAGTTGTTGAATGTGCGACCATAATCATCGGAGTACCGGAACAGCACCTCGCTACGGCTATTGGCAGGCACATCGCCCGTATTCATTACCAGTTGCATACTGTTACAGCGTAGGAATTGTTGGTTGTTGTGGAAATACTGCGACCTGCGCTTGCACACAAGCATATTGCCTGCATCGTCATCGCGGTAGTAGTCCCAGTCAAACAGGTAAATATTGCTGTCGTTTCGGTTGATGTTATACAGCTTGTTGCCGACACGCACGACATCCCAAGTGTTGCTGTTGTTAGACCCGAAGGATTCGCGCCGATGCCAAATCTGCGTACTGATGTCATAGCAGAAGGTCATGCCATCTTGAATGGTTAGGCAGTAGACAAGGTGACCACGGGATTCCCAAAAGTAGCTGTGAGCCGTGGAGATGTCCTGTGACTTGCCAATCTCGGCCTCAATAGCATGAGTGCTAATACGCTGTGGTTGATACCCGTTAGCCAGGTAAACAGAGCCGTCATCGCCAAGCCAAAAGGGTGTGCCGTTAATGACCTGAATCGAACCACGCGCCGAACAACCGCGCTGAATCACCGTGCCGTTATTGCGCTGAAAGCTAGTCCCTGCGTTGTAGAAGGTTTCAATGGTGCTTTGGTTAAAGACCCAAACCTCTCGGCTCGTTACAGCCAAGCCCACAATGCGGTCAGGGGAAGCCTCAGATGAGTACTGGTCAAATGCGCTGAAGGTCAGGGGGTCTGCAACATCAGAAGTGAACCAAGATGTGCCATCGGGCTTCACGCCAATCATGTATTGGTCAAGGAAGTTACAGGCTAAAGAGCCACCAAAGCCTTCAATCTGGGTCAGGGTGTCGTTGGTCGTATTGTAGACATAACCGTTTTGACCGCTATAAATGCTGATGTCGTAGCCAGTCCCGTTCTGCATAAAGTCCATGTAGCAACGACCTGAACCAAACACGCTAGTCTTAGTCCCTGTTGCCGGATACATGGTCGCGCTGTTTACATGAAAGCCGACACGGAACAAAGCCCCGTCAACCACAATGTAAAGGGTGTTATCAACGACAAGTGTGGCCTGTGTCGCGCCAGTATCCCACGAGTTCAGGGTAATTGCCCTGTTCGCCGGAACGGTCTTTAGAAGGACAGGACTACGCGCCCCGTCAGCCACTTCTACAATCTCAGGGATGTAGTTGACCGTATCCTGGTTCGCTACGGGCAGGGTGTCGTCTGTGTAAAAACCGCCAAGTATGTTGACAGGTGTGAGAGCCATTTGTTACCCATTCACTATGGTGAAATACATATAAGTCTGTGGCAGTTGGTCAACATTGTTCAGCACAGGGGCATTTGCGTAGGCATCGCGCAGCATGGTCGAATAAGCATCATCGGCAGCAGCAGCGAACATTTGAGTCGGCTCAAGCTGATACTCAGAGAGCAAGTCCATGCCCAGAATGTAAATCATCGCCCGTTTGTGCTTGTCTAGAACATATAGGGTGTCGTTTGCGGTAGTCACATCTACCCATGAAATCTCAAGGCCGTCAGCCTCAAGTCGGTGCATCAGTAGGTTAAGGGTTTCAATACCGCGAGTGATGTCATCGCCCTCAATCTCTTGGCTGTTGTCGCGGATACCGGCTCGATAGAACGAAGCCTTAATTAAATCACCTACGGTTACCATAATCTTCCCTTAAAAAATGGGGGGTATTTCTACCCCCCATCTTATTACTACAAAGGTATGTAAAACAACCCTTAGTTGGACTGGATACGGCAAGCCAGTTGGGGGCGAATTGCCTTGTAACCGTACAGGATATCCAGACGGCACGGGAAGGCATCGTTGTTGACATCGTACTGGCGAACCACACGGATGCTGATACCGTCATACACTTCACGGGCAGCGAAGTCCACACCTTTCGGCATGACCAGGTCGGCGGTAGCGAAGGTGAAGGCATCTTTGTGGAAGGCCAACGAAGTCGTGGTGACATCCGAAGCGGTGTTGTAGACGGTGATAGCAGCATTGTCAGCCGGAACAGCGTTGACAGTTTGCAGAGCACCCGAAGCCACGATAGCCGGATAGATGGCAACAGTACCGCCACCGCCGGTGTAGTTGGCAGTCACAACGAACTGTTGCAGGATGCCAGTCGACAGACGGGATTCAGGATGCACGGCGTACACATTGGCAATGGTGAAAATCGTGCCTTTCGGCAGAGCGCCAGTACCGGTATCAACAATCAGCGAAGAACCAGATTGAGCAGCACCGTTGACCAGGTAACCTGCGCCTGCGCCATTGGTGAAGTTCGGAATCAGGGTGTTTTCGTAGATGGCATCAAAACCGGCAGTCTTGCCGACCATGCCTTCTTTATACTGCTGCGAAATGGTCGAGCTGTCTTGGAACAGACCTTTCAGCGAATCAACCAAGTCCACATTGTCCTGGGTGTTCAGGATAAGACGGCGTTCGGCAGTCGGGGCAAGGTTGTCGGACAGCTTCTTACGGGCTTCCAAGACATTTTTGAAGGTAGTGGCAGAGCCGGAAGCACCGACCACGTTCGGCACATCAAGAGCCATGTTGAAGGCATCGGATTCAACCGAAGCAGCCAACTGAGCCATAGCCGGTTCAAGGATGCGCTTGCTGAAATCGTCAAGGGACAGGGTCAGCTCGTTGGAAGTGAAGTTCAGGTCAACACCTTTTTGGGTGCTAACTTGCAGGGTGGTTGCTTGCTCGGTGGTGTCTTGAGCCGACAGGGTAGCACCAGTACGAACGGTGTAACGGTTCGGCAGACGGATACGCAGGCTGTCACCGATTTTAGCACCGGATTGGGCAAACGAGTCGTCATAGGCGCGGTTCATCGAGCCGATGAAGTTGGCCTTCTGGTGAAGGATGCGCAGGGCTTCCTTAGTAATCATATCAGGGGTGAGAATGGTATTGCTCATTACTTATTCCTTTGAAAATTGAAGTTGATTAGCGTTTAGATAGTTGTTTGCTTCGCCACTTCATCCATTCATCCATTGACATCTTTTCTGGTGACTTAGATACCGCGCCACCACGGGATGTAACAGACGGAACAGGACTAGGGGCATTTGATACTTTACCGGCAGCAGATGCACTTGTTGCCTGGTTGATTTTCTCACTAATGTCGCCAATCGCCAGGAATTGTTCTCTTGGTGAAAGGTTGGCAACACGATAAGCAATATCCTTATAGGTGGCTAAGAAGTATGCGACCCTTGCACCGTTTTCATCTATGCGAATGGCTTTTGCCATCGTGTCGGTAATCGGGACATCGTTTGCATACACTTTCTGCTGATAGTCGGGAAACTCCGACATAACCTCATACTCGCGCTGCTTGAACTGTTGAACCTCTTGAAACTCGTGCTGATTTACTTGCTGTGTGCGTGACTGGGCTTCTTTTTCTGCCAGTTTGCTTTGCAGCTTATAGTCAGCCAGGGCTTCAAGATACTGCTCTTGGTCGTAGTCAAACTGTTCAAGGGTTGGCTTCTGTCCAACAGATTGTTGGGTTTCTGCCGCAGCCCGTTGTTCAGCCTGGAGTCGCCAAAAGTCGCGTTCTCGTTCTGCTTCTCGCCTTGCTTTAGTGATTTCATCAATGCGCTTCTGAATCTTCTTACTCTTTTTGGGGGCATCCTCGCCCTCATCAGAGTCAGAGTCATCTTCAGCTTCGACAGTTTCCGATTCTGCCTGTTCTGCTTCAGCTTGTGCGTCAGCTTCGGATAATGCGGTGTTATCTAACACGGATTCGTTTTCAATTTGCATAGGAATACCTAAGATTTATGCCCAATGAAACCCATTGGTAGGTGTTTGTGTTTTGCCCTACATATTACTGATAGTCAATATATGCAGTATTTAGCACATTACTTCTTATAGCTAGACATCAGCAGGTCGTGTGCCTTTTTTAGCGCATCCTTGCCACAGAACTTGATGGTGACCTTGTCTTGCTCATAGCCCTCATCTTCCTCGTAGCCTTCTTCCATGTCCTCGGCTTCTTTTCCATCCTTTTTGGACATCATCATTTCAATCATTTTCATCATTTTATCGTTCATAAATCACCTTTGTGTGTTATTTCTTAATTGGCTGATTATTCCGGCTTACTATGTCAATCAGCTTGTCATCAAATACGACATAGTTTCGAGAGCCTTCGCTTGCGCCACGAGAGCCTGCGTCTAGGTAGCGGATGCCTGGGATACCTGCTTTGTTAAGTTCTTTAGCCAGTCTTGCTGGGTCTGCGCCAGTAGACAGGAAATAGTCGTCATATAAGCTACTGCCAGTTACCTGATAAGGTCTTTGTATTTTGGATTCATTGACACCTACAGCACCCTCAAATCTTCCGATTGCTTCCTGCACCATCGGACTTTGCTCACTCAGCGGCTTATCCCAATCAAGGAAGTTTTCAGGGCTTAACGGGTCTGTGGCTTCACGGGCAGCATCAGGCCATGCAAGACGGGCTTGGTAGAGGCTTGCGTCAGAACCGCTATCAAGCTGGCTAAGAACGCGCTCGTACTGTCTGCGCTCTACCTCTGGAAGCCCTTGGACTGCCAGCTTCGCGCTTGTTGCCTCTCTTGCCTTATCCGCGCTACCGTACTGAATGATTGCGTTCTCTGCATCGGGCTTTAGGCTGAACTTTTTGTAATACTCTTGAGCCACATCAGGCGACTCAGCCAAATACGCGCCATACCCGTAAGCCTGTGCGCCCTCGCCTGTCCCAATCTTGCTCAGGTCGAAACGGTCAAATGTATGTGGTGAGCCGTGCCACAGGTTCTCGATTGCGCCCATCTGACTACGGGGAATATACATACCATCTGCGGTACGGACACCACGGCTAGGGGCTTCTAGGTTCTCGACCATGCGCAATGCGTTCATAGCCGTCTTAGGTGCGTTCAGGACAGACTTTGTTGCAGCACTAGGACTAATCAGACTTGCAGCTAACTCGGTCATTGG